AGGCCGCTTTTTCCTGCCTGGCTGGCGGGTGTGATGCGCCATACCTGGCCGGGCCACTGATAGGTATCAGGTGCCCCCGCTCTGTCTCCCTGAGTATTCATCGTCAGTGTCCCGCCGCTTTGCACTATAGAAGCCAGGCGCTGCGTGAAGGGGAAAAGCCCGGTGTCGAAAAAAAAGATTCTGACGCTTTCAGTCGGGATAAAAACAGCCACATCCCCCGCACCGTACCCGTCGACCGGCACAGACTTTCCGTTATACCCCTGGACGGTTGTGCGGCAGAAAAACGGGGCGCGCAGCCCCGCCGTGATTTCCATTACCGGTCCGCCGTCATTCAAATCAATGCGTAATCCACTCGGCATTACCACGTCCCCAGCTTTATAGAACCACCACCGGGCAGGTTTATCAGCACACCGGTACCGTCAATCACTACAGCATTGTTCACACCGTTAAAGCTGAAAGCGCCCGACGTGGCGTAAAGTGCCCCACGAACCGTTACGTTGTTGAGTTCAGCATTGCCACTTTTTGGCAAATTCCACCCGACACCATTCGGACCAGAAACGAAATTATTCGACTTCAATGAATCGGTGATTTTCGCGAACTGAATGCTGGCATCGCGGAAAAACGCATCGTTAATGAAAGTCTGACCGTTCTGAATAAAAAATGGCAGTGAGACCGCGCCACCTGCCTGAGACATAACTGCGAAACGGTCGGCCAGGAAAATAACCTGACTCTGCATGCCACTCGGCGTGTTCTGCACACCCAGCCCCATCCCTGCCGCGTACTGCACGCCGTTCACATCCACGCCAACTTTGACGCTGTACATCGCGTTCAGGTTGCCGTTGATATCCGCAACTGCCTGGGCGTTAGTGGTGATGGCCGCAGACTGGCCGTTTACCGTGACGCTCAGTGAGTTGATTCGCGTCGCGGAGGTCTGCGTAAAATCAGACATCGTTTTTGCGAAGTCCGTGATATTGGCATTGCCGCCAGCCGTGACATCCAGGGTTTTCAGCGACTCAGCGACAGCTTTGCTCGCATCCACCATCACGTTATCAACGCGCTGGATGCCTGCACTGTTTGCACCGTACTGAACACTGAGCGTCATTCGGGTGTTGACCTGCGCCAGCGTTTCCTGAATCAACGCCACCGCCGTGTTTTGCACCCCACCAGCAGCATTAGTTGTTTTCCCTGACAGTTCGTCGAAACGGGACGCGCTAGCGCTGTCGAGGGTGGACACCGCCTGTGTAAGCTGCGTTACGTTAGCGGTATTGTCCTCCGTCTGCGCCGTCAGCGTATCAACCGCCGTCGCGCGGGCCTGAGTCTCGTCAGCCAGCGCCTGCGTGAGCTGCGTTACCTGTGCAGCGTTCTGGTCGGTTTTCGCCTCCAGACGCGTCACGTCCGTAACGCGGGCCTGTGTTTCGGTGGCAATCACCTCCCGTAGCTGGGTGAACGTTGCTGAGTTTGCGCCGTTCTGTACAGACTGCCTGACAACTACGTCAGCGATAGCCAGTGCGTTACTGATAATACTTTCTGCCGTCTGCCGGTTCGCGCCCACTGCCGCCGCAAGTTGGTCGGCGTTTTGACGGACCGCCTCTGCCAGTTCAGCAACTTTTTCACTGCTCTCCACGGCATCTTCTATCAGATCTTTGAACAGTTCGGTGTCCTTGATCTGCTCAAGCACGGCATCAGTGATATCAGACACATCAACACTGGCCTGCCCCCTCACCCAGTCGGTGTAACCCGACTCGTTCCCGGTCCTGTCCACCAGTTGCGCGCGGTACCAGAAAATCTGCCCCGCCTTGAGGCCCATCTGCTGATATTTGCGCAGCGGATACGGCACATCAGCCAGCAAAACCGCATCATCAGTCGTCCCCGTGGCGCTGTACTGAATTTCGGTTTTCAGCGTGTCGTCCGTGTTCGCAGGGAATCCCCAGTTCAGTTCAATGCCGAAAACCACATTATCTGATGCCATAAAACCGACGGGCTTCGGCGGATTTCCCGTTTTCCCGGTCAGTGTTGTTTCGGTTGAATATCCCCAGCCGGAGGAAATTTCAGCCGCGTTAATAGCCCGTACACGTGCAAGATAACGTCCGGTGTAAATGGCCGGCACCTCAAACGACGCGGTAGAACTGCGGGGTACGTTCACCCAGTCGCCATCGTTACGCCGCCACTGGGCCTCGTACGAAATAGCGTTTGGTGCCTGGTCCCAACTGACACGCATTGTCTCCAGGCTGATCCCCTGATTCACAACGGCGTAGCTGGAAATGACGATATTCGAAGGTGCTGACTGATTACCTGGCGGGATCACGCTTACCGGACGCTGATCGATAATCGCACCCGTATCGATACGGGCATATTTATCCGGATCATGTGCGGCACCTACGATGGTGAATGTGCCGTCGTCATTTTCCGTAACGCTGACAACACGATATTGCTGAGCATAAAGCGAATCTGACTCAACCACCCACACCGCCTGAGCTTCTGGCGTTGTAGTGAACACCGTCGAAACGGTGACTTTATTACCGCTGACAGCCTGAATAGTGCGGCTCTGTGATGCGCCTGTCGGGAGGTTCACCATGATGCGATCACCCGCTACGGCATCCGGTACACGGTCGAGCGTCAGTACCCGACCGCTTACCGCGCTGATGCGGCCGCCTGTCACTTTTCCGGCCAGGTCCCTGTCACTGACTGCAATGATGTATCCCGGCTGCGGAATATTCCCGTCGAGCCCGACAGAGAAGGTCACCACGCGGTCTTTGTTATTGGTCAGAATGCCCCAGCGACCTTTGCGGTTTGCCTCCGATTGTCGGGTGCAGCCAATAGCCGTCAGTTCAAGCTGGTTAAAACCAAAGCGACGCACCAGATCCTGCTCGAATACAGGCTCCATTGCGTCGGAATACGCATTCGCCGGGTCGGAGTATGAAACCAGTGCAGAGGTATAGCGGGTTTTAGAGGTGCTGCTGCTGTACGTGAATTTACCGTCAAGGGTATTTGCGTTCGTGTAGCTGTAATCAACGTCACGCGGCATATCAGCCAGGGCAACAATCTGATTGCCGCCCCAGTATGTCATACCCCGGAAAATAGCCGCAAAATCCCTCATAACTGTGTATGCGTCGTTACGGTCCTGCACATAAACATTGCAGGTGTAGCGAGGCTCCAGACCATCACCGCCTTTCCCGTCAGGGACCAGTTGATCGCAGTACTGTGCAACCTGGTACAGCATCCATTTATCGATGTTAGCTGCCGTCAGCCTGTCGCCCAGACCAAAGCGATCACTCACCACCAGATCATAAAAAACCCATGCCGGGTTGTCGGTCCACGCCCACCGAAACGCGCCTGTCCATGTACCGCTGTAGGTGCGTGTTTCAGGATCGTAGGTATCAGGGACACGAATAACGCGACCACGAGGCTCGCATGAAATCTGCGGGACAGAACCATTAAACTGGCTGGAGTCGAACTCGATATAGAGCAGTGCTGTATTGGGATAGCGAAGCTTGGCATCGATAACCTCCGTATAACTCTGGAGCGTCATCGTGTCGCCGATTTTTGCGCTGTTTGCATCTGCCGTAATTTTGCGTAGTCGAATCGTCCACGTTGTGGCACCAGCTGGAAGATTAATACGGTGGCTACGCTCGTAACCTGATGTATTTTTCCCGTTAACTGAGGCGCTGATTACCGTCTGAAATGCGCCACCGTTTGTCTGCAGATCAATCGCATAACTTATGGGATACCCGACTAAGTCTCCGTCATCTTCCTGCCGGAAAATGGACGGCCATTTGATACGCAGGCGAACGGCAGAAAGCAGTGTATTGGTCAGTGTTCGGGTCCACGGCGAAGCGCTGGAAACAACCACACCGCCCAGGCTGATTTCATTTTCACTACCGGGCATCCCCTGAATATAGGTCTGTGCCTGCGTACCAGAGCGGAATTCCCAGGCCACACCGCTGAAATTTGACGAACCGTCAGCATTCAGCAGCGGCGTACCATCCAGAAAAATAGACTGCCCGGTGAGGCCGCCGGAAAATTCACCCTCACCCAGCGCCAGCAGGATTTTTGCTTTCGCGACCGACTGGAGATCGTCGGGCTGTTCTGTCGGCGTACGGGAAGATGAGGAGCCGCCCTTTCGCCCCTGAATTTTCTTATTTGCCATATTTCGCCCATAAAAAAACCGCCCGGAGGCGGTTATTAAATTGAGGTGTTTTTATTGCTGGTCTTCGACATAGATCCCGGCAGAAATAATTGCACCACCGATACGGCGCTTGCCGTACAACAGAGGCACCGGGTATCCCTGCGATGTGGTATTCGTGACGCTACCGAATGCATATGACGGTTTATTGTCTGCTGATTGCGTTTTTGCCAGCCCGGTAGTCTGTGGTGAAAGGAGTTGTACAATGCCACCGAGTGACATCGATATCCCCATTGCAGCAGCAGCCCCCCATCCACCCGCAAAGGAAGTACCACCAAAGCCAAGCGCTGCACCGTTAGTCGCAATTGCAGCAACGGTAACAAGGGCAACACCGAGAATAGTCTGGAGCAATCCTCCACGCTTACTGCCGATGATAACCGGTACGACCCGAATGACTTCACCAGTAACCGGAAATCCCAGATCATCTATTCCGATATTTTTTTTACCTTTGAATACCGCGTAGGTAAGTCCGCGCCGCTGACTGGATATCATGAATTTTTCAAAGCCGGGAATTGTTGCTGCCAGTGCGCGCGTGGCTTCGTGGGTTGTACTGATCAAGCGTCGGTGAACTTTACCGAAGGTTTTACCGAGTATGCCACCAAGCTCAATCATAATCATTATTTCTTTCATAGCAACCTCAAGTAAAAACCCGCCGAAGCGGGTTTAATTAATTCCTGATGTATCTTTTTTCAAGTGGCGGTATGTTTTTCTTTTTCCGGTCATCATTAACCCCTTTGAAAAGGATTTTTTTTACAGGCAAATCGTATCCCGCGCCAGCACACATAGAGGCAAGGACATCAGGATCGGTAGGCTCGCCTGTTGATGAATTAATATCAAAAGACGCTACAGTTAATTCTTGTTTATCTGTTTTAGGAAAAATAAAAGCAGCAAATAATTGTTTTCCTGCATATGCCCCATAAGAATTCTTACCATTCACATATCCACAATACATATAAGTAGAGTCGGGATATGGATAATCCTGATGATAAAATTTTGCAGCATCAGGATCCTTCATTTCCTCTCTAATGGTCTTTTCTACGGCCTCCCTTTCAGGCTCTGTCAGAGGTCTTGCAGAAGAATTCCAGGTTATTAATGCAATGGATAAAAATAATAGCTTTTTCATCAATTGTTCCCCTTCATTTTTATTGAAGGTTAACACATGTCCTTATAACGTAGTACTTTCATTGTTCGTTCCATCCAGTAGCCACCATACGGAACACGGTTGCTTAGCCTACCGTAAAGGTGATGCATCAACATGTTGCCTTCCAGTAGCAACCCTGCATGATTCCATTTGTTGGCCTGCACTTGCATAATCACTACATCACCCGGTTGCGGGTCTCCAGACACTTCACGGAATCCGCATTCATACCAGTTATCCTGATATAAATTATCGGGGTACTTGTCCTCCCACCACGGATAATCGACGCGGTAATCCGGCAGCTCAATGCCGTACGTTTGCCGATAATAGGACATTACCAGCCCCCAGCAGTCGTAAACCCCCAGCACAAAAGGCCGCTCCAGCAGTGGCAATTCACCGCGCGGGTTGATTGTACGCAGATCACCTTCCGGCCAACTGACAATATGCCAGGGGATAGCCATCAAATCGCATTGCGCCTTATCCAGTTCGCTGGGCTGTGTTGTCGCATCAGGGTGGCTGTGCACAATAGCGATCACCGTCCCCCAGTCCTCGGCGGCAGCATAATCCTCCGGCGACAGAACAAAATGTTCAGTGGGTTCGTTAGCCTGATTACGGCAAGGAAAATATCTCTCCACTCGACTTTTTTGCGACACGACACCACAACACTCACGGGGATATTCACTAGCGGCATGCGCCATGATGGCATTTATGGTTTTCTGACGCATATCAGCTCCTGATGAGTGACGTGCCGGGGAATCCACCAAAGGAAAGTTCGTTATTTTCCCCGAACCGAAGTTTGCAGGCGGTCAGGGTGCCGTTGCACTGGTCCAGTGAAGGATCTGCCACCGGGTTGTTGTTTTTATCGAAGTAGTTCGTGCCTGCATAGTCACAGCCATCACCGCTGCGGTACTTACCACGAATACACCAGGAGCAAAGCGAATGAAGCTGACGGGTCGGGATCAGTAAACCCTGCAGGTCCATCGGGCTGGTTAACCGAAACTCGATAGCCTCTGACGTTTCTGTATTTTTCCCGTCGATATACCAGACCTGCAATGTTTCCTGAGTGGGATCTGCAGTGGCATTGCCGGAAGGGAAATTACGCGCATCCAGATACTGCGCCAGCGTGTCGTGTATCGTGACCGTCGCTTTCAACAGATCATCGTATGCAAGGCAAAGCGCCGTGATGGAGCCGTCAAGGTTCGCCACGGTCAGTTTTGGCGTGGCACCACTGCCGGTAGTCGATTTTTCAAGGCCATCAATCTGGCAGGGCCATGCCGAATACTCAAAGCCCTGCCACCAGATGGATTTTGCCGGAAGTTTTGACTCATCCCCACCAGCAGTGGTTATTTCCGCTTCTGTATGGGGAATATTGTGATTATGAAACCTCAAAACCCCGCCAACGCCAAACGCGGTACCGTCCACCTCAAACAACCGAACGGCGTTACCCGGTTCCAGTTTCTGATAATCGTTGTTTAAACTCATGGTGCAAACGCCTGCTCAAAAGTCACGGAAAGGTTATATTTTTTGTTGCCCAGTGGCGTGGGCTTATAGCCTGCACAACGGTATAAGCCCAACGGTTCAAGCGGCGGCGTCCACTGAAATGCTTTCACCCCACCATGCCTGTCCAGAAAGGCTTTTATCGCAGTGATATAGGTTTCGTTCCCCGTAAACTCCAGAGTCCACTTTTGCGAGCGCGGATTGAGTCCATCGCCGGAAACCTGCGCATAACCATCGCCAAACTGTGCTTTGCGTGTTCGGAAACTGACTTCCTGCTCCGGGTTGATGCGCGGGCACCAGGTAAATGTTTCGATAGCCATTAACGACCTCCTTTAGCCAGATTCCATACGGCACCGCCTGGGGAAATATCACGCGCCATCAGTTCGCGATAACGTCGCTCAACATAGCTCCCAATCTCCTTGCCGAATTGTTCTGTCATACCGCCATCCGTCTGAACGCTGGTATTGCCATTACCTTCGATGGTGATATAAACCTGCGGCGAACCGCTAGCTGTCTGAACGTTATTTACACCTGAATTGACAGCACGAACACCCAGAGAACCATCAGCAGCACGAGTCAGCGGCATAATGGCTTCTGGGCCTGCTTCTCCGAAAATTCCCGCGCCTTTGGCAAATGCAAATGTTTTCGGGGTGCTGTAAACACCATTGCTGTATGCACTGAGTGAAGGTGAGTCGTAAACACCACCCAGGGCATTTGCGAGATGAGGTGTAGGTACGGAGAAACTTTGTCCGGTGACAACCGTGCCAGATGTTGAAGACATAACCGAAGATGTGCCGCCACCACCGATTAGCCCGGTAATACCGCCGATAAGAGAGCCAAGCAGGCCTGATGTACCAGACGATTTACTCATGGCGCTGACAACAGCCATTTGCAAAGCTACTTTAGAAATCATTTCCAGCGCCGACAGCCCCCATGACCTCCAGTCCGCTTTACCACGAACCAGCATAGATGCCACATTATCCATGGCGCTATCCATTGTGGTAGTAACTCCCTGTGAAACGGTCCCGGCGATGTCCATCGTGTTCTGTAGCCAGTTTTCATAACCACGCGATACACCATTACGCCAGTCTGCCTCAGATTCGGCAATAGCCCGATACTTATTATCAAGCTCGGTTAACGCTGCCGAGCGTGCTGCGACAGCGGCTGTTCCTTTGTCGGTTTTATCGAACTGACGTTCAACCTGCTGGGTCTCGTCGAAACGTTGCCGCTGCCTGTCGCTCAGTCCGGCGGTATCCGTCGCCGCCGTTGCCTCATCCTTAAATTTCCGCGCGGCTTCGGTGAGTTGTTTCAGCGCTTCGGCCTGATCGCGCTGTTTCTTCACGTTCTCTTCTGCTCGCTGTGTCCAGCGGGCTAACTCTGCTGAGGACTCACGGATCGCTTTGCGCTGCTCATCCGTCCATTTCGTACCTGCCTGATTCGCGGCGGCGTAGAGATCTGCCGCTTTCTCGCCATCAGTCGCGCGGACTTTCTGCACCTCGATAGCTACGGAAAGATCAGCCATTTTTCGGCTGTACTGTTCAGCCTGAGACGCCGCAGCACGGTCAGCCTTTTCAGCTTCCCTGGTGGCGTCTGCTTTTGCTTTTTGTGCCGCTGCCACGTTCTGCGTGTTGTTATAGTCTTTTTCTGCCGCTGCCCGATATTGAGACGCAAAGGTTGAATTATTCGGACCGTCTCGGCCCATATCCTGCAGATCAAAATCAACCTGCCGATTGACCTTAGCAATGCCCGTCAACCCGGCCAGTTCAGCCTGACGCTGTTTATTCAGAAGGGCTTTCGCATCCTTATCGGATACTGGTGCCTGCGGTAATGCCAGAGGCACCTGAACAAGACCGTTACGGGCAGACAGCAGGGTATTACCGAGACTCAGCAGGCGGTTAAATTCAGAATGCTCCCCGTTCATCCTTATAAGGGACTGATACGCTTCGTTCTGGCGCCAGGCCTGCTCCCGGATCAGATCATTGCGCCGGACATCAATATCATTGAGTGCCTGTTGAATGGTGCGTGACCGTTCACGCATCTGGTTCAGCTTGTTTTCTTCAACCGTTAGCTGGTCAGTCAGAATTCCGAGCGACTTAACGATATTTGCATCATTTTCGCTGGTAATGCCTGGTTTGTTCCGCGCTGAATTCAGATCATCGATCTGCGTTTTCAGTGCAGTCACTTTCCCGGCCTGCTCATCAATCAGCCGGTTTTGCTCAACCAGCGCATCGACAGTTTTTCCCCTGTTACTGTCTGCATCGCCCAGCGACATTGAGGTCGTTTTTTGTCGAATCAGGTCAATTTGCTGCGCATAATCCTGCGCTGACTGGCGGGCTTGTTCCTGCTGCTGGTACATAGTGTACCAGGCACCAGCCCCCAGCAATAACGCGCCGGGAATGCCACCGACCAGTGACAATAAGCCGCTAGCACCACTGCGCAGTAAGCCCACAGCGGATGTCGCGCGGTTTAATGCCTCCTGAGACGCGGTAACCGCACGGTTTGAGAGAACAAGCTCAGCATTCGCGGCGATCATTTCGCTGCGTTTTTTGATGACGTTATCAGCCGCCAGTACTGACGCATTAGAGCCTTTGGCTACATTCGCCTCGGCGACGGCAAGGTTATAGGCAGACGTTGCGGCACCGGCGTTCGCCAGTGCTTTGCGTTGTGCCTGTGTTGCGGCGTAAGCCTGCGCATCAGCTAAGGCAATCTGTTCTTTTCTGGCGTCCAGCACCTTACCTGCGGATGAAGTCACGCCGGACAGAATACCACCAAGCAGGCGAGAACCACCGGCAGCGGCCAGAACTGCCGCCCCGCTAGCCACTGTATCGAGGTTTGACGCCAGACTATCGAGAGCACCAGCCAGCGCCGTGGACGCGCCAAGGGCGTCATTCGCGCCACCAACCCAGGCCATAAAGCTGTTCTGGACTTTCTGTGCTGAGCCACTGATGGAGGCTGGTAGCGTTTCAAATTCTTTGCGCAGTAATTCGACATTGGTCAGTAACGGGACAATTTTATCCGTTGTCAGTTGCCCGTTCTGCGCCATATTGCGCAGCCCGCCAACGGTCGTTTTCATACCGTCAGCTAGCAGTTTCGCCAGGCGGCCGCCGTTCTCCATAATTGCATTGAATTCTTCGCCGCGCAGTACGCCGGAGCCCAGTGCCTGACTCAACTGCGTGATAACGGAGCTTGCCTCCTCCGTGCTCGCGCCGGACAATTTCAGTGACGTGGCGACCGTTTCCGTGACTTTTGCCACATCGGCTGACGCGTAGCCAGCATCACGTAGGGAAGATGCAATACGAGCGTAAAGGGTTGCGTTAGCCTCAAACGAGGTGCCTGTGCGCTGGCTGATTGCCATTAACGAGCGTTGCGCTGCTGCAAAATCCTCCGCGCCAGTGGAAGCCAGGCGCAGACGCCCGCTTAACTGGTTCCACGTGTCGGCATACTGGATAAGTTGATGCGTGGCAAATGCCCCTGCAAACGCCCCAGCAAGGCCCGTAGCGGTAGATTTAACGCTGACCAGCTCAGCATTCAGCGCCGCAATTGAGCGTTGTGTTTCACGGGTGACGGCGGCAGCCTGTTTGCCGCCTTGCTCCATTGTTTTGTAATAGTCCTGCCCCATCCGTGAGGCGCGAGCAATTTCTCGCTGAAATGAGCCGGAGTCAGCCGAAACCTTAATTATTAATTCTCGTAGAGTTGCCATCTCGTATCCTCAATAAAAAAAGCCTCGCTCACGCAAGGCTTCTTTATGAGCTGGAGACTTAATTACATGCCGCCAACCCTATATAATAAGCAATCGAATCAGGGACTATTTTTGACATCCCTTTATCAGGCTTTGAATTTTTCATATCATCTAAAGTATCACCTGTTCCAACATACATAACTTCATTAGTGTGACATGAATAAGACCTTTTTGAGAAAGTTACACCTGAACTACCATGTCGCTCTATCGTAATATCGGTTAATGACCCGTTATTATTTTTATCGAGCAGATAATATTTCGCATTTTTATCACTTGGGACATTTATCACCTCTCTATTTATTGAACTCTCATCTTTTTTTGTTACGGTTAGGTAAGAGTGATTGAATCCAGAAGTTTCTATCTTTTGGTTAAAGAGCGGACTTACAGAATTCAGATAAAGCCCAAAACCCACACACACAACTAATATCAAAACAATTGTTGCTGATTCACTAAAGCTACTACTTATCTTTATTGCAATACACAGCGCACCAATCAAAATAATAATAGAGATCGGCTGACGCAGCGCCACAATAAAAGTTATCAACACAAACAAGCCGCAAATAACCCTCAACCAGATTTTCATGTCAATTTCCCTTTTGGATAAACATGAATAATCGTATCAGAGTTTCGACATCCATTCTTCAAGCTCAGCGGCTTCTTCTCCGCCGTCCCCCTCACTACCCCATTTAAGCAGCAGGTCAGCCATATTCGCTTTGCCGCCCTGGGCATTGAATGCTGCCGCCGATATCTGGGCGGCCTGAACATCACCGCGCCAGTCACCAACAGGGCTTATCCGGTCATACGCAATCCACATTTTCAGCTCACTGGCCGTCAGGGTACTGCGCAGTTCGTGGAGCGTGCGCCCCAGCCGGAGCGCCAGCGTCATGAGAAAGAATGTAAGGGGTTGCTTTACTTTTTTTCGGCCTGATCCTGATCCACGCCCAGCGCCAGAGCCACATTCAGGAGACGTTTATGCACCTGTCCATAAACTTCTGCGACGGTACCGATATCATCATCAGAAAAAACACGTTCGCCTGCTTCATCGCGAAGAACATCAACGAAGAGGATCGTGTCCGCTTTTTTATTGCGGATAAATTCCTGCGCAGCAGTCAGCTTCGGAGCTTCCTCACCCTCCCCCAGTTCCGGCGGGGCGATAAATTCACGAAACTTAACCCAGGCATCACCTGACGGCTCACGAAGAATGACTTTTGCGTTATTCCATTCAGGAACGGTGATGCTTTTTGTACGGAACGCCAGATTAGGTGTCAGAGCCAGTTCGCGTAAGGACATTTTTATACTCTCTGTGTTATCAAATGGAGGGGAAAAGCGCCCGCAGGCGCTTAAGAACCGGAGGCTACAATGCGTTTCGGCTTGCCTTTCACGCGAAGCGAATAGGTTGCGCCAACGACCTGGGATGTCGCTGCAGACCAGCTACTCTGACGGACCTCAACCAGTACATAAAAACCGTTACCGGAGGGGAAAACGACTTTAAGCGCCCGCAGCTCGTCATTTTCATATGCCGTCTGCAGCGCCAGTTGCGCGGCTTCATCACCCACCCAGTTACGGGAAATGGACATTTCTGCCGGCGCCGCGAGGCCGTTGGTCTGCTCCTGCTCGGTGGAGCAAAGCGTGGTGACATCGATGTCACTTTTCTGGCCGCCTGTGTAGCTGATCTCCTTCGTGGCACATTCAGCTTCAAGGAACGTCACGCCTGCCGTCGGGAAACCTGCAGCCTTAAAATCGTCTTCTGTGACGGGGGCGTTCGAGATACCGATCTGCGTGCCCTTTGTTTTTTCATACTTACTGGTCATGTTTGCTCCAGATGTAAAAAAACCCGCCGGAGCGGGTTATTGGATTTATGATGCGTGACGGGTCAGACAATCACAGATGCCTCAAGCGAGGCGCGGTGAAGACGGGTCTCCGGTTCATACAGTGGAAACTTATTGATGTTTTCCAGCCCAAGTACAGACAGGCTGGCAAGCGCCTGATCACGAATTTCGCGGGCCTCATCCAGATCGAGCGAATACACATCCACCTGAAACGAAACAGTGGATTCAGCCTGCCCGCAGAGCACATCGGCCATTGCGTCAGTTGGCAGCGAGAAGACAACCCAGGGGGGACTGACGGCAGGCTCACCCTGTGCATTCAGCGGTACCACATACGGATAAACCTGACCGTCTGCCAGTGCACCGATCAGCGCATAAATCGTCGCCTCAGTCATTTTGACAGCACCTCATCTATAGCCTGATTCATCCTGGCGATCGCCGCGCGTGTCGCCTCTTCCTGACGTGTATCAAACGCAGGCCGCACAAAGGGATGTGCAGGCATGTTCGACGTGCCTAACTCAACGAAACGCCAGTAAAACGCGTTGCGCCGGTTGCTGGCTTTCATGGTGTTGTCGCTGTTTCCCGTTTCAGGGTTAACACCGCGGATATGAACACCGGATGAGATCGCATTTCTGCGGCCCCGCATCGTGACCACCACAACGTTTCGTTTCAGTTTCCCGGTACGTTCAGGTGCACGCTCAACAATTGCCGTTTTCAGCACTTCTGCGGCTGCGCGTGTGCCGTCACGCAAAACCTTTTTGTTCTCCGCCTTGCTGAGCAACTCCATATCACGGGAGATATCCAGCAGGCCGGAAAAATCCAGTTTATGGTCAATCACGCTTTTACCCCCTGCTTACAGAGAACTTCCAGCCGCGTGGCTCGTTCATCAGGGACAGGCGGACCGGAGACTTCAAGCAACTGCCCACGAAACGGGCCAGTCAGCACTTTAAGGCGAGACGCTGCAGAAACATCCTGACGATACCGAAGCCACACACGCACAGTGGCTTCGGCTTTTTCTGCACCGGAGGCCATCAGCTCGCGCCCGCTGATGCCCTTCACCTCAGCCCATACAGTTTTCCCATCCTGCCAGTCCTGTTTAGGCTGACCCGAAGGTGATCTGACTGTTACTGAATTCTGTATGGTGACACGGTGACGATTTCGACCAGCCTGCATAAAACCCCCTAAAGTGGAATATAGCGATAAGGCTCCAGCAGTGAAGCGAAGCCCCAGGGGATGCTCATCTTCGCCACTTCGGTGGCTTCTTCCCGGCTCTCATTCCAGTGGCCCACCAGCAGCATCAGCGCGAGGCAAATGTCCTCGCTGATAACCAGACCGTCAGGATCGGTGTCAGGTACGACCACGTCATACAGCTTACGGTTGATAAAGTTTTCCGCACGCTTTCGTGCCGCCGCCGCCATCAGCGTTAAAAGAGCGTCGCCTGATGTGTCATCGTCATCAATACGGCACTGCATCCGCAGTTGTTTGAGTGAAGGAACCATGATTTTCCTTAGCCCGCAGCGAACTGCGGGCATAAAAAAACCGCCGAAGCGGTGGAGGCATTTCCGGGGTTCGATTACGCGGCTTTACCCGCCAGCGCTTTAATCGCTGCGGTATCTTCCAGCACACAGTCAAAGCGATGGAAGGCCAGGAATGCGGTCTGGTCATACTCAGCGTAACGCTCCACCAGGCGTTTGAGGGTCATATACGACACGCGGCGAATGATGAAGCGGTTAAAATCACCGAAATAAGCGAACTTAGCGCCCGCTGCAACATTCGGAATGGCCGGGTCGATAACATATGGCGTCTGGAGAACCGTAGCCGGTGCTCCGCCGATGATGCTGGGCAACCACAGCGGACGGTTTTGCGCGTCCACCATCTCTTCAATTACCTGCAGCGTCGCATCATTAAAGGCAAAGCGCACATTAGGACCATTGCGATATGCCGGATCAACGGCGTGTTTAAGGGAGTTCAGCTCAGTCCATTTAAAGGTTGCGGCGGCTGCTGTGCTGACCGTATTGGTCACTGATGCTGCCAGCCCCTTCGGCTGCAGCGGCGTACCAGCCCCCGTACCCAGCACAAGGTATTTCGCCTCACCGCGTCCAATACGGGACGCAATGCGTGACGCAAGAAATGCCTCAATATCCACACCGCTATCCTGCAGCAATTCATTGGATACACGGATGATTTTGGAGGAGAGTTTTTTTGCACCCAGAATGGCGGTACCGAACGTGGTATCACCCTCACTGGCTGCGGTATTTTCAGCAAGAAGTTCACCTTCTTCTGTCGTACCGTCGGACGTTGACCAGGCGATATCCTGCCCGGTGGCCGTCGTGAGGATTTGCGAAATGCTGGCAATGCCACCATAGGCCCGCATGGATTCAACAATGCGGTTCTGGAACTGGGTCGGAACGGTATAACCGCCCTGCTCATCAGGACTGGTGCCCTGCGCACGCAGTTCACGTAATGCCTGACGTTCCTCTGCGCTCAGTTCAGCCACGCCACGGCGCAGGAAGCCATTAAATGCGGCGGCCCGGCGTTCACTGGC